CAGGTTAATATTCCGTCGACCAAACTTGCAGACTGAAGGCCGATGAATTTGCAAAACTTAGCGGGAGAGGATTTTGCAGATTTCATTCTCAATTCCTTTGCACTGGATCGGATGGCTATGGATGTAAATCAGGTATGGTTCAAGTTCTTTTTCAGCAAGAAAGTAGACCATATCCAGATTCATGGGAGACACTTTGTAATATGTCTCTGGATAACTGGACTGCATCCGACGCGACGCTCTTGCCGATTCCTCAATCAGCCCCTGGATCATTATGATGTTGAAAGTAAAAGCAGAACCGACACGCACCAGTCGCTGGGTAATCTTTTTCATGCGTACACGCTGGATTATCATTTCTGCAATTTTCTGGGTTATAAAAGCCTGAGCGCCTACCCGGCTCCCCATTTTCGCATCAGCATAATGCAACTTGTCATTAATGGCCTGTTTGCCTTGTTCATCCAACTTCTTATAAAAATCCGTTATCACCGTGGAGACAAGCTGTCTAAGCGGCGACTCGCTTGTTGCCATACTTTTGAGAACCAGGAAAAAACGCTCGGTTTCAATCTCATTGCGTGCTCGAGTCTGGCGGTCGATAAGACCTAGCGAATCCCACGTTCTCACCCCTGATAAATAAGCACTCTCTGGAATTGAAGCCAGGCCATCGAGAATGCCCCTCGCTATCATTTTTGCATCCATAAAATCCATCTCACGAAATATGCGAAGATGAAAGGTTAATCAAATCTGATTAGGGTGACCACCCTCAGCGACAGTCTTTTAAGATGATTCCGAGTTTAAAAATTAGCCTCGCCAGATATTTACCATGGACGAACGCGACATTTTTTCCCAGTGCTCAAAAGCATTTATCCACGCCGCAGACTCATCGGGGAAGGTTTTACCAGCAACGGGCAACCACTCACGCGTGCCACCCGTGATATCCAGATAGCGCACGTCCCAGCCTTCAGGATGTGGCCGGATAACATAGCGCTGATCAGGCAGATAGAAAGACGTATAAAAAGCGTCTTTGGTTAGTTCCTCTCCTTCATCAAGAAAAACGAAAACCGCGCCACATATGGAAACCCGCCTCATTTTGTCGTCCCCCGCAAAACCAAAACACTGTATATAAAAACAGTATAACAAAGTTAAAAATTTTCAGTCCACGCAAAATCACCAATGCGCTGCACCGCCCGCCGTTACTGACGTTGCGGCTTAGTGGAGGATTTTCTTTGCCCGCACACAGAGATCCTTTTCGATGACAAAAAAAAGAAATAGTTAATTAAAAACAGAGATTTAACATTTCACCGCGATCCTCCTACGATCCTGCAAACTGAAAACCACTGAAATTCTTTTCAATCTTTTCAGTTCTGGTTCTCCGGCAGAACGCCAGCAGCGGCGCGGGCTGGCGATTTGGTTTGTAGAAAAATAAAACTGAAAAATTTTATCGATCCAAAAACCGCAGGCGGGTGCGGTGTAGTGCCGTTTTTGTCTGCGACACATTTATTTTGTCAGCGTGTGGCTGCGCCTGCGTAACGGTGCTGACGTGATCGGTTTAAGGGGTTGCGTGATGAAAGGATGATGCGCCATGGGCTCACAGCGCGTTGTGTGGCGTCTGGCGCAAGGGTATAAAAAAGCCCGCATTGTGCGGGCTGGGATCAGGCGATTATCTTCTGGTATTTGCTGCGGGTCTGACCCGCCCTGGCGGCCACCTGCGTAAAGGCGCTGGCACTGGCCGGTGCACCGGTGCCGGGGTGGGTGTGGCTGGCACACTGCTGCGCCAGCTCTGCCAGCAAATCAATGGTGTCCAGCATCATGGCCAGCGCATTTATGCTTTCGCTGCCGATATGCACGGTTGCCCCCATCAGCTGCTGACCGCCGGCGGCCACAGATTTGCGCAGCGCCGCGATTTTTTCAGTCAGTGCGCCGCTGGTTTCAATGCTGATCCCGCCGGTCACTTTCGTTAACTGTTTCCCGGCAATCTCCGTTTCGGCATCGCCCGTCACACTCGCGACGAATTTCCCGCCGGTGGCCATCGCATAATCGCCGCTGGTCACATGCTGGATATGCCCGGCCATCAGAGTGGCCGTTCCCAGCACGGTGGTTTTGTCCGTGGCTTTAATGGTGGTTTCACGCGTCACCATTTCGCGGGTTTCAGTATCGGCCTGAACATGGCGTGACATGGATGTTTCGCGGATTGACTGATCCGTCTGTCGCTCCC